TCGACGCATCGTCGCGCTCATGCCCTTCTCGGCAGCGCCCCTGAGCACGTTGAGCAGCAGCTCCTCCTGGCCCTCGACGCCGAGCCACAGGTCGCTGTAGAAGCCGGGGTACTCGTAATACATGCCGCGCCCGTCGAGATATTCCCGCATATCGTCGCATGTCAGGACCACCGGCTTCCCGAGCATGTAGGCGTCGAACATCGTGGAGCTGTAGTCCGTAATCAGCACGTCGCACGAGCGGAGGAACACGTCTGTCGGCTCCTCGAACGGGAACTCGATGATGTGGCTGTGCGCATGCCCGCCGAGCAGCGGTTGCGGCGTAAGATGGTGGCGCTTCACCCACAGCTCCTCGCCATCGCTGAGCAACGAGTCGACTTTCGCCCAATCTATTCGCGGGAGATGCCCCTTGTCGGCTTCACCTCTGAAAGTGGGGCAGTAGAGGTACACGTTCTTCGTGACGAACGGCAAGTGCGGCGATTCGAGGAAGTATTCATCCGTCCTCGCCATGCCCAAAGGCAATACGCGCTCCTCTGGGATGCCGAGCTGCCTTGAGACTATAGGGATGCCCTGCTCGGAGGTAGCAACCGCCCAGTCTATCTGCGCCAGCGCCTCCCTATCGACCCACGGGTGGTCGCCCTCGTCCAAGCCGTAGAGCTTTCCCCCCGTGAGGCCGTGGCCCAGGTTGATAGAGACGGCATCCCGCTTGCCTTCTATCGGCTTGGGCAGGGAGTCGCACACCACCACCGAGAAGCCGTCCCTCTCCGCTGTGCGCATGGAGTCCACGCCAAGCCTAAACGCCTTCGGGCCGTCGTACATGCTGTAGATCAGAGTGGTGCTCTTGCACCTTCCCAGGGGAAGTGCGGACACGAAAAGGACCTCGCCCATTAGACCTCCGACTCGCTTGTAATGACCTCTATCAGCCGCGACTTGTCGGCTGGCGATAGCTGCTCGATGCGGTCGACCTTCGCGTCGACGACCACTACGGTGCCGTCCAACTGCTTCACAATCTGCTCTTTGAATCTGAGTATGTCGTTTTCTCTGCATATCGCATTGAGGTATACGACGTACACCGGACTATCGCCCATCAGCAATCCTCCTCCTCAACGAACTTATCGCAGTTGCCGTCAACGCCGTCTTCCGCGTTGCCGTCGGCATCGCAAAGGAACATGTACGGCCCGTTCGAGTAATCCCAGAACACGTCGGTGCAATGTGCGCAGAACAGGCACGAGTGCTCATGCGCCATGACACTGTAGAACTCGCATTCGTAGAGCCTCACTATCAGACCTCCAACACCCTGTCGTGTATATGGCCGCATGCCACCCTGGCATCGAGCCATACCCTCATCCCGCGTTGTGCGCATTTGCGGCAGAAGTCGTAGTCCTCGCTGAAACCCGACCCGTCCGCGTGGTCGTGGTACTCGAACCACGGGCGAGGGAACCGCCTGAACACCTCCGTGCTTATCAGGGAGCAGCCCATGCCGCCGTATTTCACGGGCAGCAGGCCGTCACCCCCCGCTATCGCCTTGCCGTTGTAGCAATCCGAGTTATCCGTCCCCGGCTTGACCATGTTTGTCTGGTAGCAGTCGGAGTTGCCCCTGATGTACCAGCCGAGGCATATCTCGGTATCGCGGCTCAGGAGGCTCGCCAGCCCCTTTTCGGGCACGATGATGTCCGAATCCACCATCCAGAGGTAGTCGACCTCCTTCTCCAACGCCCATTGCGCCATGAAGTTTCGCGCCCGGTCTATCTGGTACCCGAGCGCGTACTTGTGCACCACGCGGTCTAGAAGGCCCTCCGATTCGGCGTATTCTATGGCGTTGCCGATCGATTCTGAGCACTTCAGCCTGATCGACCTGTCGAACGCCGGTATGCCGACCATGATGCTAGCCACGCTTCGCCACGACCTTCCCGTGCATCTCGAGCGCCCTGTCCCAGCTCATCTTGCGGTACTGTTCGACGACGGGCTCCATGCGCCATTTATCGGCCTTGAACCCCGCGAAATGCATGATGCGCACCGTGTTCGTCGGCGGCGTGAAGCGGGTGCAGTTGTACTCGGACGGCATGTCGTGGATGTGTCCCTGGCATAGGAAGCTGAACACATCCTGCTCGATGTTGGGATACCTCCTCCAGTTGAGGCAATCCACTACCTCCTGCGCCTTGCCGTCCCTGAGCTTCTCCAGGTTGTAGAGGGTCACGCCCGTGTTGCAATAGAGCATGTTCTTGAAGCACGATGCATCCTCCCTGGATGCCGAGAAGTAGCAATCGTCTATCGGCATGTCCCAGATCTCGGAGACGCTCTTGCAGCAGACGGTATCCACGTCAAGCGACAGTATGCGGTCGATATGGGACAGCTCGGGCATCAGCGCCAAAGCCGCCCTCATGAGCGACAGATACGAGAACGGGCTGCCCATGTTGGGGGAGTCCTTCGGGAAGTACGTCTGCCCCGACACATCTACCACCTCGCAGATGTCGGGCAGCCAGTAATCGAATCCGCCCTCGGTGAGAATCCACACCTTGTCGACGTCCGAATTGGCTATGAGCGACTTGGCTGCGGTCTGCATGTCACCGTACAGGTTCGCAGACCCCGAGTAGAGCGCGTGCTTCTCCATCAGCTCCTCCGTTCTATATGGCCCGTAATCTCCTGGCACACCGGGCACCACATGTGCTTCGTGTGGCCGCTCTTCTTCGATTTGCCCATCCTTCTCCAGATGAATGCGACGTTGCCGCACTCAGGGCAGACAAGCTCCGCCTGGTACTTCTTGCTGTGGCTACCTCCGCTCATAGGCACCCCCATTGACTCGCCATGGCTTGCGCGAACCCGGGGAACGTCTTGCTTCGCGCCTTCTGGCGTTCGGGAGGGGGCAGCTTCAGCGAGTCCATATGCCACGGGTCGTCCGTGCCCCTCCCGTTCGCGTATTCGATAATCACCGGCTCGACGATGTTCGTCGGCTCGAGCTTCGGAAGCCCTTTGAGCCATAGGCAGGTCTTCTTCCGCGCCGGGTCGCCGAACATGTACGGATGGACGATTTGGTCGGGTTTCCGATAAATCGAGCTCATGATGCCGACAGGGTTCTCTATCGCGACCTTCGGCACGTGGTCTAAGGCCGTAAACGCCAGGAAGAACCCGATGCCCATTTGCTGCCTGCCGTCGCGTTGCTTCTCTTTGAAGCTCGGCGCACCCGAAACAGCAAGGTGGGTGCAGGGAGGGAAGGCCAGGACCATATCCCAGTCCATCTTCACGATTTCCAAGGCGTCCGCCTGGATGTGCCACTCAGTGTGATTCCCCGATGTTGGCAGCAGGTCGCACGAATAGGCTTCGTGGCCCAGCTTGCGCAGGCGCTTCGTGACCTCCTGCGATTCCTCGCATGCGACCAAGACCCTCATAGAATCGCCTCGTATTCGTCCTTGTGCCGCAGATACGCGATGTAGGCGAACAGCTCGGCCATCAGGCCGTCGATGCGGTTTTTTGCCTTTCCTGCCAGCTTCACTGGCTGGATATTCGCGTTCACGTCGGTTTTGATGGAGACGTTCATACGGCACCAGGAGTCGATAGGATTTCCGTCATTGACCAGGAGTTTCCCTGCAAGCTGCGCCCTGAACTGCTTCATCGGGTCGGAAAGGGTTTTAGGCCCCTGCCTCACGATTTCGCATAAATCCTTGCCCGTGTACTGCTGTAACATCTCCTCGTCCGTACCGATGATGTGCCACGGGTCGTAGCCTATGGCGAAAGTGTAGACGTCGTAGTTCTCCTTGATTTCCTCGAGCCAGTCGACGAACACGCGTTTGGGGACGGTGTTGCCGGGAACTACCCTCAACAGGCCGCGCTCCATCCATTGCCTGTAGGGAACGTCATCCCTTTCTCTGCGGTATCCGTCTCCCATTCTCAGGGCATCCTCGGGGAGCCAGTACATGCTCAGCTCGTAGAAGTGCGGGTCGTCCCTGCGCATCATGAGGAACTTGCCAGCCGAGAGGTCGGTCGTATCGGATGCGTCGAAGCCCCCGATTCCGTAGCGGAAGCCGAGGTCGGAGTACAGCCCCGACTCGGGCAGTTCAGGCAGGGGAGCGTCGTTCACCGATTCCTCGAACGTGAGCCAAGCTGCGGCCCTGGATTCGGGCATGTTGAAGTCCTTCGTCATGAGGGTGGGGAGGAAGGACGGATCCTGCATGCCCTTGTTCACGGCGTCCTTCATGTAGTCCCAGCTTTTTACAGTTCCCAAGCCCGGGTTCGCCTTGACCCACATGCGGTCGTCGAGCCATTCTTCACGCGAATCAAGCTCGTAGATTATAGGGAGCATGCGGTCGTCGTCGATTTTCCCGTCGAGGATGCCGCATGCATAGTCGTACTGGTCGTCGAACAGGTTCTCGCGCTCGAATCCGTTCGTGGTAATCGCGATTATCATGGGCTGAGTCCTGGCGGACATGCCCTGCTTCATGAGGTCGTACTGGTCGCGGTTGGTCGATGCGGCCATCTCATCGAACAGGCAGAGGTGTATGTCGAGGCCGTCGAGGTGGCGCGTCTGGTTCGTGAGCGGCGTGATGTAGCCGAAGTTCTTGTCGAACTTGATTCCGTCTTGGTCGCGTTCTGGAACAGTGCCTTTGACCAGCACATTCGATAACTCGGGAGATTGCTTCACCATCTTCAGGACGGCACCGTAGGCGAGCGACGCCTGATCCTTCGAGGTTGCCACGTTATATATCTGCGGAGCGCCCTCCCCGTCGGCGACGAGCATGTAGATTTCGATTGCCGCACCGAGCGAGGTCTTCCCGTTCTTCCGAGCCCATACGACGAGGACTTCCTGGAACTGCCTTACGCCGTCGTCGTCGACGAATCCGAATGCAAGCTCGAGGACCAGCTTCTCGTACGGCTCTAGGATGAACGGAACGCCCAGCTTGCCTGATGGAAGTTTGCAGAAAGTCTCGATGAAGCGGACCGGGCGCTCTGCCTTCTCTATGTCGAAATGCCATCTCTTGTAGCCGTGCTCGAACCTCGGCAGCATCATCTCCGCAAGCTGCTTTATGCGCTTGCAGACGGTTATCTTCCCGCTCTGGACGTCGAGCAGGTACTTCTCAGCATCGGATATACGGCGCTCAGTCTTCGTCATCCTCGGAGAGCGCCTTTTCCCAGTGCTTGCACTCCTCGGCCCACGGCGAGAACATCTGGAGGTCGTTGATATCGCAGTCGACGATGCGGTTGCCATCGGCATCCTCCGATTCCATGCCCTTATGGGCGCAGGTTCCGCAGTTCTTCTCCATCACTCCTCCTTCAGGAAGACGAACAATTCGGCCGCTATCTTGGAGTTAGCGGTTGTGAGTTGGGTTTGCTCGTAGGTGAGGGACGCCCTGAACGCCTGCTTCTCGCGAACCTCGTCCCTCGTGGTGACCGTCCTCGCGTTGACGGCATCAAGCTGGTCGTTGATCTGGGATATACGCGCTGCGTTCTTCTTGTAGACGGAGAACTGCGACATGACCAGCTCCCTCTGCGCGTCGTTCAAGTCGGCCGCTCTTTGCTCGACGGCTTGCTCGAGCTTGCTCTTAGTAGCCATTCGGTCCTTCCGAAATCGCCCTAAACCGCCCCGTATCCGCCCCATCTGCCCATATCGCCATGAGTTCCATAAATGGGACATACCATGTACCCGAAGTGTACCACAAATAGGACTCATAGGTGCGCATGGGAAAAATCCTCGATAAGATTCTCGGCAGGCAGGCGAAACCCGTCGCCTCCGCAGTCGAAACCGTGGGCTCTAAGCCCTACACGACGGGCTGGAACGGCTCGATGTACCAGCAGGTGCTCGTCCGCAGCGTCATCGAACGCTTCGCCGTCGCTTGTTCCAAGCTCAAGCCCGAGATACATGGCACCGCCCGTTCCAGGGTGCGCAGGGCCATCGAGACGTCTCCCAACCAGTTCCAGACGTGGCCTCAGTTCCTATATAGGTGCGCCACCCTATATATGAACAACACCACCGTCTGCGTCGTCCCCGAGTACAAGCCCGGTTCCGACGTTCAGATCGGCTTCTACCCGGTTCCTCTGGCTCATGCCGAGGTTGTCGATTACAAGGGCGAGTTCTGGTTGAGGTGGAACACCCTCGATGGGGACACCCGAGCAGTTGAGCTGGCGAAGGTGGCCGTCGTAACGAGGTTCCAGTACATCTCGGACTGGTTCGGCGACGGGAACATCCTCGCGAACACGCTCTCGATGCTCAAGGCCCAGGAGGAGGCTCAGAAGCAGTCCATCAACGATTCCGCCCAGCTCCGCTTCATCGGCCAGCTGAACGGCCAGGTCAGGGAAGAGGACATGGCGAAGAAGCGCGACCGCTTCGCCAAGGACAACCTTTCGGGCGAGAACGAGACGCCCATCATGCTCTACGACAACACGTTCGCCTCCATCGAGCAGCTGAAGGCCCAGAACTGGACCATCCCGAACGACGAGATGGAGCGCATCGAGAACAACGTGTTCGACTACTTCGGAATCAACAGGCGCATCCTCCAGAACGCGTACGACGAGAACGCGTGGGACGCTTTCTACGAGGGGTGCATAGAGCCGTTCGCCCTCTCACTGGGCGAGGCGATGACCATGGCGACCTTCACCATGAGGGAGCGCCCCGCGAACCGCATCCTGTTCAGCTCAAACCGCCTTGAATACGCATCTGCGGCCTCCAAGCGCAACATGAACAAGGACATGACCGACCGCGCCATCATCCGCCTGAACGAGGGCCGCGAAATCCTCGGGCTCCCTCCCGTCGAGGGCGGCGACGTGTTCATCCTGCGCGGCGAGTACAAGGTCGGCCACTCCCTCGAGGAAATCTTCGCAGCCCAGCAGGCCCAGCAGGAGGCCAAGTCCGGAGGCAGAACCGCAAGCGCGGAAACGGATATAGACAGCCGAGATTCCGACACCATCCGACCCGATTCGGAGGGCTTCGG